GCTTCTGATTGCGTTTAATGAACCGCACTACTGATTCAGGTGAGGCTTCAAGTTGCTGTTGAATCAGTCTGTAATTATTGCGCCGGTCTTCATTTCTTGTGCGCTGAATTACGCGGGCAACGGTGGCAGCATTTTTTGCAGTCAATGCCAATTTGAGACTGCCGCGAATTGCTTTTTTTGAAGCCGAATATCCCTTTGCGTACGATCGGTTTGCCATGGGCGGCGTATACATGATGGCCCATTTCACAAGCCGCCCAGCTTCGCGGTAAATGACACGCTCAACGCTCAACCGGCTGATTTGAATCGTGCGTTGCAAATAGCGGTTGAATCGCGCCTGATTCGACTCAAAATCTGTCGTCACTCGGATGGCATCACTCATCGTCCTCGTCCTCCGGTTGCTGTGGCGTCACAAACAGGCTTTCCAAGGCCTTTTCCTTGCGCCGGATAGTCCATGCTCCGTTGCCCCAGATTGCGGCGTGGTAGACGCGCACAAGCATCGCCAAGGGTGCTCTGCGTTGTATGTAATCGTGCGCCCATCCTGTTTCACGCGCCAGTACCAGAAGGAAGGATTCCTCCCAGCCTGGCGCAGTTAGTTTTTTGGCTGGTCAGTCCTTCCTCCGGGTTGCGGCAACACTTCTACGCGGCCCGTTTCAACCGCTTCGGCTTGTGCTCGGCACCATTCAGCAACTGGCTTTGCCAGTGCCAGCGGAAACGAACGCGAAAACGCTTTAATGGAAGCGGTTGCGGTTTTGTCGGAAATCGCTTGTTCCACTTCCTCTGGCTCACGGCTCTGCATCCACGCAACAGCTACCACTTGGTCTTGGTCGTTCATGCCACCAAGCCCGAGCTCCATGATAGCCATCTGCGTGGTCAGCGTCCATGGACGCAATTCCAGCGGCCCTATCACCGTATTTTTAAGAAAAAACGGGTTCATGCAAAGCGAGCGGAGAATTCCTGTTTAAGCCATTCCGGCGAGTCGGGATACACGATTCCAAACGACCGTCCATCCTTCCGCGAAATTCCCACGGCTGAAGACCGTGCAAACCGTTTCAAATCTCGCGCATTGTCACGATAGCCACGCATCCAAGATATGTCAGAATCGGGGTGCGCTTTGCACCAATCCAAGTCTTCAAACCGTTTGCGGAACTCGTCAAAATCGATTGGTTCTCCATCGATCTTTGCAAGCACATCGCAATTCACAATCCACCGCACATGCGGCTTGCCGGTCTCATCCACGAAGTGCTGAAAGCCCCCTCGCTCGACGAGTGCGCCGCCTGAGGTCAACCAGGCGGCGATGATATCAGTATTGAAGCTCTTTCCCGGAGCTTCGGAATCCTCAATTAATCGGAGGCGCATAAATTAGTTGCTAAGAAGCGTTTTTGTAAATCGTGCCGGTCGCAGACCAGCCACGATAGTCGTCGTTTTTGCTGTCGAGCGTGACATTGGTCCAAAGTCCTTTGCCGCTTGTACCAGTCACGCCGGAGATCAAATCGCCGGTGTCAAAAGGACAGGTGTCACCTTTGCCTTTCACGCTAACCGAGTACGAAGTGTCGTAAGTCTTTGCCTCGGAATGCTGACCAAGCGAATTGATGAGCTGTTTGAACTCACCCTTCATTTCAAGGTCAACCGATTCGACGATTGATCCCGAAGCCGATACAATGGAAATGCCGAAAGTTGCCATGGTTTATTCAAAAAGAGTGTAGGTTGCTTCGGCTGTAGAGAAGTCGTCGTTGGTTTGCGAGACCTTTGAGCCCGTTAGCTTTGCCCCGGTAAAATTGCCTTCCGGCACGGCCAGCAAAGAGGCTTCACCTTTGGTTTTAACCGTGGTTGTAGTCGTGCTGCGCGGCTTGGCCTGAACCACAACCGTCTGCCCGTCGGCATCCCGGATGGTTGCAAGCTCAATGGCTTTTTCTTCGCTCGACTCTTGCAGGTAACCACTCGGTGCGGTCACCCCGAAATCTACTGCTCCAAATGATACAGGCATAGGGTTTTAAGGTTTAGGGCCATAGCCCACGATGTAGGGCATGGAGGTGCGCCAGTGACGCTCCTCGCGGAGATTGTCGGTGGATTGTGCGACCACCCCGTAAAGCTGCACCGCATCAGAATCGAGCACCAGAGAGCGCATTGCGGCGTCTACCTCGGCTGCAAAAGCGGCTTGTTCGGCCTTGGTGTAATCGTCAGTTTGCGAAATCACATTGAGCGTCAGCGTGCCTCGCTGCAACGGGCTGCCGACAACGATGTCGCTTTGCAACTCCATCAGCACTGACTTGCCGGGGATCGCTTGGTCGTCCTGCGGCTCGCCGATGTAGACGCCAGGTAATTCCAACGCCAGAGCGTATTGGACTGCGGCGGAAAAGACACCGTCGATCATCTCGAAATGTCCTCCAGATAGATTTTCCACGAGACCGGATCTTCATCCCAGCTCGTGATGCGTCGCTCGGTGCCATTAACGGAGAGCTTCGTGCCTTTCACCGGCTCGGGAAAGCCAGCTTTTGCAACGCGCACAAAGCCAGCAAAATGTTGCTCAAAACCGCCCATTGCGAGCAGGTCGGATGTCTTTTCATTAGCAACGCAATCCGCAGTCACGCCTTGGTAGGTCACGCTATCGGCCTGCATATAGCCAAGAGCGTCGCCCATTGCGGTTGCGGTTATGTCGCGCCAGTCAGACATTATAGAAGCGGTTCTTTTACGCGCCGGATAGGCGGTTTAACTGCCACGGATTCAACCACCGGCGTCCCACGAATGGTGCGGAAATTCTCGGGGTTGGGATTGCACACCAGAATCAATTTGCCGGGGTTGGTATGCGCCTTGAAAAACGCCCGAGCGTCAGCGGGTTCGTGCGAAGTAAAGATGACCTGCGGACCACCGCCGGTGTCTTCAATTACAAGGGAGATTTTCATCGTGAGATAATCGGATGAAACAAGGGCTCCGCCCCGTTACAGAGCGGAGCCCGTGTTTAGTGGGGGACCGTTAAGGAGTGACGATGCGGACACCCATGTTGGTGCCCTTGCTGACTCCGTAGATGACCGATGCCGAAATGCAGGTCTTACCGGATTCGCGGCTGTAGAACCGGCGGAAGGTGACCGGCAACCCAAGATCGGGAACGATCACTTCGGCGATCTCGATGGAGTCCTGAAGAGCGGCTTCGGGATTCACGCGGCGAGCGGCCATGATAAGCGCGCTGCTGTGCATTGCGAAACCGGCCAGCGCTTCGCCGTTTGCGTCGCAGAGGTCGGATTCGTAAATGTCAAAACCGGACACGCGAGGAACCAAACCTTCAGCCTTAAACGGCGTAATGCCTGGGATTTCCGCGCTGATGAAGGTCTTGGAGATCGCGCCGTAGTACGCTGGATTCAGCAGCACCGCACGGCCCATTTTGGGAGCCTTGAGGGTCTGCGTCAGCGTCACGCCGAGGTCGATGACATCCTGCCGGTCAAAGTTTGCGGCGGACGAGGAAAGCGGAGTCTGCGCGAAGTTCGCAGCGGTCACCAAGTTCCAGAGGTCACCAAATACTTTTGCACCAAGAGCCTGCACCATGGGTGCAAGGAAAAGACGCTCAAAGTTGATGGAGGACTGAAGCACCTCAATGTCGGTGAACCCGAGCGTGACGCCCTGGTGCTGGTCGAGCGTGATCGTGCGGGCGGTCGTGTCACCGGCAACGGGAGCGTAGCCATCCGTTGTAATGTCAACCACGGAAGGGACGGTTGCAAAACGAGTGGTCACGGACTGCCCAGCCGATGCGACATCGGTGCTGAAATCCGTCGTGATGCCCCGGAGGGGAGCAAACGCGTTGGCCAGATATTGAAGTGACTGCTGAGAAATCGCTTGTAAAAAGACGCCGCTGAGTGACATATGATTTTAGGTAGGTGAGGGTTAGAGCTGCATTGCTTTCTTGTTCGCGGCGTAAAACTCATTGCGCTCGCTGAATCCAAGAGTCATGTAGTGCGCCCAAAGTTCGTTTTTAGACTTAGGCGCGGAAATTTGTTCGGGCACGATGGCAACAGGAGCCACGCCCAGATTCGCCACGATGGCGTTTGCTTTCGCAGCGGCGTCAGCTTCGGCCGCCTTCACGGCGTCGAGCGCCGCAGCAAGGTCGCGGTTGTTGGCGTTGGCAAGGTCAAGCGCAGCAGACAACTCCGCGCTGCGGGCCTTGAGTGCTTCAAATTGAGCCACCAGCGCGCTGTGCTCGGCGCTGAGTGCGTTAAGCGCCGCCACATCCGCCTGAGCGGCAGAGAGCGCGGCCAGCGCGTCGGTTAGGGTTGCAGGAGACTCCATACAACCAAGGAAGTCGGGACAAGCAAAAGCCCCCTCCGGGACAACCGGAGAGGGCTTGAATGAACCCAACTGATGAACAAACGAACAACTACAGCATAGCAAGAAGTGCGTTGTACGCAAGTTCCTCTGTGCCGATCCCGTCAATTAAATTAGCTGCACGAGCACGCGGAGCCAAATACGCTGCGCCGGTCATGTACTCGTCGGCGACCAGCCGGTTGCGAAGGACATTGTCGCGGAACTGCGCAAAGCTATCGTCAACAAGCTGCTGGAGGCTTGCGCGTTGTGCCGGTGTCAATGACGGTCCCATGCCTGCGCCTTTGAGCGGGCCAGATGTGATTGGGTCCCAGCGTAGTCCTTCGGCTTCGTATGCAGCGGACTGATCCAGCCACGGGATGATCGTTCCGATACTGCCCCAGGTTGAACCGATGGAACCGTAGATTTTGTCGCAACTCACCGCGATGTTGTACGCGGCGCTGCAAGCGGTGTCGTCGGAATAGGCTACGATCGGAACCTCCAAAGATTGGATCAAGTCTACCACCTCGGAACATCCGGTGCAGTTGCCACCTGGAGAATTGATTTCCAAAAACACGCCACGCACATTGGCCTCGATGGCGTCCTCAAGATCTTCGGCAACCCACTCATAATCCCAAACACCGCAGCACGCCTCGATCGGACTGATTCCTTTGGCAAGCGTCCCCTCAATGCAGATGTGTGCGATGCCCTGCCCATCGATCTCCATCGGCTCGCGCTGAGATTTCATGCCCATTGGCATTTCGTACTCGTCCCCGTTGGCGCGCACTAGTCGCGCCTCCACCAGCTTGCGAACGGCTGCGTAGCCTCCCGGCGTGATCAGCCAAGGACGGTAGAAAACTTGCTCAATAACGCGCTGAAATTTCATTCGGTAGTAGAAGTTGTGGCTGGATTGCCGTTAGGAGTTAGAAGCCCGAACACATCGCGGGTCAGACCCGAGCGTTCAACTCGCTTTTTGATTTCGAGTTCTTCGCGTTCGACTTCGTCCAAGTGCTCTTCAAGCGTTTTGGAACCGCTGGCGAGAATGTCTGTCATGCTGCGCATCCCAGCCCGGTACGCCTCGATAGCATCGCGGGAAGCGTAGCCGCTGTCAGCGGTGAGGCGGGCTGGTTCGGTGAACCGGAACTGATACGCGCCACCCCGGTCCCGATCAGTTCCCCGATACTCGGGCAAAATTCCCATTTCAACAAACCGTGCCACGGCAAACGCGCACCGACGCTTACAGAATGCCGCTAAGTAAGCGTGCCGTTCCGATGTGATCCGGTTGACCTGTTCGAGTACAATCCGAGCCGAAGCACCACCGAGCTTGCTCATGTCCCAACCGAACTCCGGCGGCCATTGAGCGGCCAGAAGAGCGTTGCGGATAAGCCTTTCCTGTAGCCGGTCCTGCGCTTCGGTCGGAATCTTGGCGTCAATCTGCTCAATTGATTCGCCAGCGTTGGCTTGCAAATATTCGATGCGCCCACCCGCCATTGGCGTGATGCGAAGCCCAGGCGTGCATTGCGGCGTGTTGGTCTCGGTAAGCGCGTTGTACGCGTCCGAGGCGTCCGCCATGCCCTGCTGGTTTGTGACCATTAGCCCGATTTTCGCGGCCATCCGGGATGCGGATTGGATGTCGTCGCCCAGATCTTTGAGCGAAATGAGATCGCGGATGGCGGGAGCAAACGCTGAGATGCCTCGCACTTGGTCCACCTCGCGCGGGTCCATTGTCAACATACACGACTGCACCGGAATGTCTCGATCATCCACGCCGCTTTGATCCTCCCCGAGCACGCGGTACGCCACGGCGCGGTTCGTTTTGGACAGGATCACGCCGTTGTAAATGCGCAGCCCACGATACCGGCCCTCGGTCAAAATGCCGTCGTCGCCACGCGATCCGATTTGATGCCACGGAACCTGCTGCAATTGCGGGTAACCGCTCGCGGCGGTCGTCAGGATGGTCAGGAGATCACCCTCGCGGTCGATTGCCGTAGATTCCAGCCGCAGCCCTTCCCACCAAGATTTTCCGTCGAGGTATGCAATCTGGAACCAGTCCAGAAGAACAGCTTCCGCTTGTTTGCCCCACTCCTTGTCAGCGCCAACAAAGATCGGACGCATCGCCATCCCAACGGACAGCATGGATTTCTGGTCGATGGCTGCGTTGACCATCCCGTTGTTCCAGTACAATTTACGCGCCGCGCTGTTGACTGTGCGCCATTCGCCAACGGTCAACTCGCGGCTGATGCTCTGGGTATGGTTTCTCCACCACGGCTCGCCCCACACGCCGCCTTCGACGAGTCGCTGGCGACGGTACACGCCCCAATCAGCCTTTGGCTTAGGTGTGCCAAAACCAGCGAGCTTTTTCAGTCGGTCCAGAAAACTCATACAAAATACGCTTGGGTTCTACGCACCGGCCCGTTAATCCCCGCCGCTTTGTAATTAAGCGCCTGTTGCGCCAGCATCATCACATCTAAAGGCGAAAGGGTGCCGCCCACATTAAACTGGAAGGATGCACCGTCGATTGAGGATGATACCAGAGAGCTTTTACCAGCAGACACTAGATCAAACTTTTGAGCCACGATGGCGCGCAACTCAGCCACATCGCGTGTCAAGAAGACTTGGAGGAGGAGCTTTTGGTCGGGAGCCATCTACTTGACGCCCTCGGGACAAGGAAAACCCCGGACACCGCACTCGCGGGCCGGGGTCGTATATCCCTGATCTCTTCCTCACGCTTTGGTTGAGGTTGAGCCAGCAGACTATTCCGCTGCTGCCGGTTCGTCAACCTCCGGTGCTTCCGAAATCATATCGGGAAGGATGCCGAGAATCTGTGCCGTGAGCACATTCATCGCTTCGGCGTCCCAGAGGTGGTTTGGCCTTCCAGTTGCCGTCCACCGCAGCCTAGTCTTTTTAGTGCGCTTGTCCACCGTTGCCCGCTTGCGTTCAGAGTTGAGATGCCGGATGTACTCTGGCGGCGCGTCTTGGGGAAACTCCCAAACTGGAGATCCCGTGTTGCGGAGGTTGGCTAGGATGTCCTTAATCGGATCGCTGGACCAATAGAAGAAGGTGACAAACACGCGCTTTCCAGCGGCGTCCCGGGTGGTCGGTGCAACAACTCGATCAGGTGCCGAGTAGTACCGGCGCACCGGCTTTCCATCAGGCCCGCGCACCGTGAAATGGTCCTCAGCGCGTCCCACGAGCGCAGTCCAGCCATATTTGGCGCAGGTGTCGTAAACTCGCCCGTGGAATGAGTTCCCAGCGTCCAGCAGCGTTCTTTTGTCTGGGACTTTGAGCCGCGTCTGGATTTCGCGAATCTGGTCTACCGTCAGAATCTTGCCCGCCCAGAGTAACCGCGAGTGCCCGTTCTTAAGCCAGCACCGCACGATTCCCCAGTAGTGGTCCTGCTGGCAGTCCACCGTAAATACTCTGGCTGCCTCGTCCGGCATGGAACGCCCATCTTGCCACTCGTTCTGGAAATATTCAGAGGCTTCGAGTTCAAGTGCCGGGAGTTCTTCCTCTTGCTTCCACGGTTCAGCGAGCCGCTGCATTCTGAAGTCTTTGGTCGGCTGGAGCACCCCAAGATGTCGAGCGTCGGACGCTTGGCACCACTGAATGACCAGGTCGGCCCAACGAATCCAGTACACGCTTTGAGCCGATACACGACGGGACCGGTAGCCCTCCACATGGTCATTGCCTTCGCTGCGCCACTCGCTGCGTTGAGTAAGTGCCCGCCTTGCTGCGGTAGTGTCAGGTGTCGCATGCCCACAATGCGGACATTCGTGTCGGACGGTTTTGACCAACGCGCCCCAGTTCCATTCGCCGTTCTCGTTTTTGGCTTCGTCGTATTTAATATCTGTCCACGCCGGTTTCACCCACTCTTCGCACCCCGGGCAGCGGTGGCACCATTGGAATTCCTCGCCGGACCTCCATTCTTCGGTCAATTGATGCGGTTCCTCAAAGCTCTGGCTGGTCAGGAGAGCGTAGCCGTTCCATCGGTCGTGGAGCCGCTTTTTGAACTGCGTGATGAGGTCCGAGTACTGCCAGCACTCGTCCAAAAACAGCACCTGCACGCTTTTTTCCTGAGCGTTGGAAGTGTTCGCACCGCCCAGCATGAGGGGCATGTGGGGGAAATAGATCCCGTCTTTCTTGGTGTGATGCCGGTTTGTTGGCATCAGTCCTCGCAACGGTTCGCAGGCATTGATCACCGGCTTGAGCCGCGTTTCCATCCACTCCGCGCTGGTCGCATCAGTCTGGGTGATACTCAGCATTGGCCCAGGTTGTTGAGCTACTGCCCAGCAAACCAACGCTTCAAGTGCGGTCGATTTGCCCGCGCCGGTACAAGCCTGAACGAAAGTTTGCCTGCAAGTCGGATCGGCAAAGTCGGCAAAAACCGCGTTCCACCATGGAGCGGTGCTGCGGTCGAAATGAGTCGAACGGGACGAGTGCGGGAACCGTACATTCTGCTCCATCCAGTCGAGCGGATCGCCGGTGTAGGCGAGTCGAACAGAGCGTGCCGCAGCCTTAATTCGATGTGGGATAATGCTCGAAGCTGGCGCGTGCATTTAGTTTGAGCAGCTCCAACCTGCTTCGCAGTTTTGGCTGGATTTCGGTTTCGGTCAGCCCGGCAAGCTGTCCCGGCAGGTCATTTACCAGCGCATCAAGTTCCGCGCACCAAGTCGCCACCACGCGGATCGTCTCTTCTACAACCTGCTCCACCGGCACAAGTCGCTTTTCGTCCTCAGCAATTTTGATGTCCAACCGGCGGACCTCGCGTTCCAGTTTTTGTTTTTTGACACCGTTGATGTCGCTCGGCGTTGCCTGTTGCGCTTTGGAGTCGCGCCACTTTTGGATGCCCTCAATGGTTGTCCACGGCAAGCCAGCTTTTGCCATTGCCCGCTTCCAACGCAAGACGCCGGGACGACTCACGCCAAAGTGCGCGGCGACATGCTCAAGCGTCAAATCCGGCAGAGTGCCCGCCTCGTATGCGGCTACCATTGCCTGCTCTGCGCGGCTAATGGTTTTTCCTGCTTTGAGCTTGGCAAGGATGTTTTTAACCTGAGCCTTTGATACTTGTTCAGTTAAGCTCATAAAGTATGGAGCGCCGGGGTCGGTTCTGCCCCGCCCTCTCCTGCATGGATAGCAGGCGCATCGGCTACGATGCTTCCGGCGCGTTTTGGATACGGCTTACGCAAAGAAGTTAGCCGGTTCCGCATTTCTTCGTCCAGTGGAAAAAGGTATTTGTGTTTCCAGAGAATTGGTGACTTTTGCAAGCCTTTAATTGTGCCAAAAAGAGCGTTTGCTGTTCTTTTGTGCATTATTCTTCCATTAACAATCACTTCAGCTTGTGCTTGTGATTTTCCAACATAAATCCAATTTCCACCTTGATAAACTCCCCCGTGATGGCCTTGCATTGGGTCTGCATATGAAACAATCAAACGAATGCCCGGAGATTGTTTTTTTAGAAATCTTAAAGCAAAAGAAACAATTCTGGTAACTGGTGTATTGTGTTTTGTAAGCGCAATTCTAACAAGCTCGCATATTTCAATTTGCGCCAAACTGTATGGGCTCCCTAAATTGTTGTTTGCTCCTCTGCCAAATAAAACGCAACCAATATATCGGCCATTTTCCCATGCTCCTATTTTTATAAGTTTGCCAGCTGGCATGCATTCAGAATAATGCCAGTTTTCAACAGCAAACTTTGCCGCCTCATGCGTTGCCCAGTCAATTTTAAGGATGGAACTCATGTGAGCATTTTGGGCAAATCACAGGGGACTTCTCATCTAGTTTTCCCTGTTCTTCTTCTGTTCCAGGTTCAAAGTTTGGTTCCAAAAACAGGTTGCCTAGTTCCGCTTCTGAAAAACCCACTTTGTTGATGTCAAAATGCAACTCGTCAGAAAGTTCCCGCAATTCGAGGCGGAGAAGTTCTTCATCCCATCCACCACCGTTTTCTGCGATCTTGTTGTCAGCCAAAATGTAGGCTTTGCGTTGGCTTTCAGAAAGGTGCGTCAATTTCAAACACGGGACTTTATCTAACCCCAGTTTGCGCGCCGCCAGCACGCGCCCATGCCCGGCAATGATGCCGTTTTGCTTGTCTATTAACACGGGAGCGTTGAACCCAAATTCTCGGATACTGGCAGCAATTTGCGCCACTTGTTCGTCGCTGTGCTTCTTGGCATTGCGCGCGTACGGAATGAGTGATTCAAGGTCAACCTGCTCTAGTTTTGGCTCTGCCATGTAAGCAAAATATGCCTGTTTGTGCTGTTAACAAGG